CTGGTACATTAGACGGTATTCTTGGGTCTGGCGCTGCTGCTACTGCGTCTGTAACAACTCTTGATACAAGCGGTGCTGTTAACTTAAATCTTGCTACTGACTCAACTAGCTCAACTTCAGGTGCTTTGATTGTTGACGGCGGTGTTGGCATAGCTAAGAAGCTGTTTGTTGGTACAGACTTAGATGTATCTGGCAACGCTGTAATTGATGGTACAGCCCTAGTAACAGGCGTCCTGACCACCACGGCTGCGACTGTGTTTAACGGTGGGTTTGCTGCTAATCAAGAATCTACTATTATTGCTGCTGATGGTGCGGCTGACAATGGCTTTGTTCTCACAGTTAAAAACCAAGAAGCAACAAATGATCGTTCTTTTGGGCTTAGAATAGAAGCAGGTTCTACTGCAACTGATTTACCCTTAAACATAGAAACGCATGACGGTGGAACAGCTTTATTTCAACTAGCAGGTAATGGTCAAGCAAGGTTTGTTGACGGAACAGCATCTTTGCCTTCAATATCAAACCTTAATGGTCCTGACCTCAACACAGGTATATTCTTCCCTGCGGCAGACACAATTGCGTTTACTGAAGGTGGTGCAGAACGTATGCGCATCACCAGCGGCGGTAACTTGCTGGTGGGTAAGACGAGTTCTAGTGCTTCGGATGCTGGATTTATGATTGAGCCAGAAGGCGATACCTACATAACTGTAGAAGGCGTTGAAGGTCGTGTATTGTATCTAAATAGACTGTCATCTGATGGTGACATTATACAGTTAGCCAAAGCTGGTGCTACGGTGGGGGGTATTGCTACCAGTGGAAGCCGAGTACATATTGGTTCAACTGAAGGTGACGACTGTTTTATAGGCTTTGGAAATTCTATTGTTCGCCCCACTAACTCAGCAGGGTCAAGCAGGGATAATAACACTGACCTTGGATTTGATGGGATGCGTTTCAAAGACCTCTACCTATCAGGCGGCGCTTTCATTGGCGGGGTGGGGGCGGCTAACAAGCTGGATGACTATGAAGAAGGCACATGGACTCCAATATTTGGTGCTACTGATTTTGTTGCAGGTAGTGGCGGAGGTGAAACCTCTATAGCTTATGCACAACAGACAGGACTTTATACTAAGGTAGGTGATACTGTTTTTGTAACGTGTAATATCCGAACTAACGGGCGTTCGGGTACAGAACGGTCAGTCTTAACAGTTGATGGATTACCTTTTACAGTTAACAACTCCGCTGGTGGCGCTATGGCTATTAGTTTTGCTTTTAATTTTCCATCAGCCGCACCTCTAGCTGCTATAGCTCAACAGAACACCACTCACTTACTTTTATATACAAGTGAAACTAGTAATACTCATCTTACTACGAGCAATATTGTTGCAAGTGGTAATTCTTTCTTCAATTTTTCAGGGTTTTACAGAATATAATAGCCCACTGCATAGCTTTGGGTCGGACAGTCCAAACCATAAAGGAGATAAAATATGGCAAATGGCGATATAACAAAAGTAGACGAATACGACAAAATAGAAGTCGTGCGATCTTGGAACATACAGGTTCGTAAGGCTACAAAGATCATGGAAGAAAACTCAGACGGCTCATTAACTGAGCTTAGTCGTGCGTTCCAGAGGCACGTTATTATGCCTTTCAACTCAGTCTACACGGCTGCTGTTGAAGAAGTAAAAGACTCTGATGGCAACGTAACAACAGCCGCTGCTGATGCAAGCTGGGCGCATAATGCCACAGACATCTCAGGTGAAGCTGCAAGTGTACAGGCCATAACTAATGCAGCTTGGACTGACGCAGTTAAGAACGCATACAAAGCAATGCGTGAAGCAGAAGGAAGTTAATATGGCTCAAGGATGGCATCTATCTAAGTCAGTACCAGCTACATTTGTACTAGCTATACTTGTACAGACTGTAGGTCTTGTGTGGTATATGTCATCCCTTGACGCAAACGTAACTACCAATGCCCGTGAAATAGCTAGGCAAGAGATACGTATCAATGAGATAGAGAAGACGGCACAGATACAGGCTGTAATGCTAGGTCGCATAGATGAAAACATAAAGGCAATACGGGATGCTGTAGAGCAGATGCGGAATATTAATTCTGCTAAATAGTAAGGTAGTTTAATATGGACCCTTTTACAGCAATGGCTGCAGCTACGGCTGCTTTCAAAGGAATAAAGAAGGCTGTCGAGGTAGGTAAAGACATCTCATCTATAGGTGGTACACTATCTAGTTGGTCTAAAGCAGTAAGTGACATGGACTTCCTTGATGAGAAGGCTAAGAAGCCTCCGATGTACAAGATGTTCACTAACAATCAAGCTAATGCTCTGGATGTGTGGACAAAGAAACAGAAGCTCAAGGAGATGAGGACAGAACTAAAAGAGTATATCTCTTTTGTATACGGCCCGTCAGCTTGGAAAGAGATAGTAAGGATAGAGGCAGAGCAACGTAAGGCACAACGTGATGCAGTCTATGCCAAGCAAGAGTTTGTAGATAATTGTATTAATGGTGTACTAATAACTGTAATGATACTAGCAGGTATAGGAGCTACAATTGCTCTTCTATATATAATAGGTTCACAACAAGGTAAATGGTAGTGCTTGATAGCTAATACTCAATATGTTATACTACTAATAAGTAAAGGTAAAGGTAAGTAATGGCACTAAGTTCTTCAGTACCGTCTATAGCAACAACCCCAACTGCAAAGAGTGGTATGGCAGGTTCATTGTTGCCGAAACAACAACATGCGATACTTAAGAAAATTGGTTTTACAGGTCCAGTAAATACAAATTCTATGAACCAGTTTATGCAATCTACACCTGGTGCTGCTTCATTAGTTCTAAAGTTAACAAAAGCTGCTAAGGGAATAAAGAATTTAAATGCTGGTGGTGTCGTAAGTAGTGGTTACGACACTGGTGGTCTTGTCACTTATACATTTACTTACCCTAACGGTTACAATACAATTCAAGCTACGGGCGCAACAATAGATGAAGCTAAAACCAAAGCGGCTTCTCAGTATCGTAGCAGTGAACAACATAGGGCTAAGGGTGGTGAACCAATAAACTTTATAAATAGTCTTACAGTTACTGAAAAACCAGCAAATGCCCAAGCATATATTTTGGCTGACTTACCAGTACCTGTAGGTGCGACTATGCTTAATGTTGATCGTAGAACTAAATCTATACTTAAAAGCAAAGGCTACACAGTAGAAGGTGGAGTAATTGCAACTGCACCTGCAGTACAAGACACCTTTGTTCCACAAGAACAAACACAAACTGCAGTTACTCCTTCTGCAGACCCTGATCCTAGAAATGAGATAAGTGCTGCTGCTGCTAATACTACTACAGATTCAAGTGCTGCTGCCAGTACAACAACAGGAAATGAGAACACTATGGCTGAAGAAACAAGAGAAGATTCAGCAGAAGCTAAAAAAATAAAAAATCTTAATGATCGTTTAACAATTAAAAAACAAAATCTTATTGATAAACAAGCATTATTAGCTGCTGAACAAGCTAAAGTAACTACAGAAAATCCTAATACTTCTGGCATACAAACAGCCACAGCTAAAGTAACAACAGCTCAAAATGAAGTTAATACACTTGTAGGAGAGCTTAGTACTTTAGCCACAGGAAAACAATCAGAGACATCTTTATTAGCTGTAGCTGATCCAGCTTCTTTAGTTAAAAAATCTACTATAGCTAAATTAGATTCAACTACTGCGGGAACTACTATAGCTGCAGGTACAGGACAACTTAGTACAGCAGACCCTAAAGCAACTGTAACTACAGTTGATACTCAAGCTATGGTTGATGCACCTTCTGAAATTACAGCAGAAAAAGCAGCGGTAACTACAACTAAAGATGATGTTGATGCAGCTTTAAAAGATGTCACTGCTATTCAAGGTACTGTATCAGATGAGGCACAAGTAACTGCTGAACAAGGTGAGTTATCTGAAGGAGCTACAGCAGCTGCTGTAAAAGTAGATCCAACTAAAGTTGTAGAAGTTATTGCTGGTGAAAGAACTGTAACCTCTGATGAAATGGCTGTGGCTCAAGGCTTAGATGAAGATGCTGTTAAAGCAAATATTGCAGAAGCTAATGTACCTGACAATATTAAAGCAGCACAGACAAGCGTATCACCAGAAGAAATTCCAAAGCCAGCACAGATTTTAGAATCTGATATGGCTTCAGCTAAAGCAATTACGGATGCTGGATTAACTGCTGATGCTACTGCTACTGCAGCTAAACTAGCAAAGTTTACTGTTGATGCTCAAACATTAGTAGAGTTTAAAGAAGGTAAGATTGAAGCAGAAGATACAGTACAAGGTCAACTTGCTTCATTGATGCAGGACTTTGATGATGGTACACCTGCATGGGCTGCTGGTGCTATGAGAGCAGCACGGGCTGCTATGGCAGCAAGAGGTCTAGGTGGTAGCTCTATGGCAATGTCAGCCATTGTACAAGCCTCTATGGAGTCAGCTATACCTATTGCATCTGCTGATGCTAATGCATTCCGTGAGATGAAGTTAAACAATCTTGGTCGTCAACAACAGGTTGCACTGAGTAATGCTGCTGCTCAACAAGGAGTTGAGATAGCTAACTTTAGTGCTGAACAACAGACAGCCTTACAAAACTCTCAAAATTCTTTTTCACTACAGTCACAGAACCTAAGTAATAAACAGGCTGTTGTATTAGCTAATGCACAGATTAAAGCTTCTTTGCAGGGTCAGAACCTGTCGAATCAACAGCAAGCTAACATTGCAGAGGCAGCACGTTATGCAGAGGTAAGCAATCTTAATTTAAATAATAGACAGCAAGGCATCTTGCAAGACAATGCTAATGAGATGCAAGTTAACTTGGCTAACTTATCTGCTAAACAACAAGCTTACATAGCTAATGCTCAACTAGAAGCTGCACTCCAAGGTAAAAAGATTGACAATAAACAACAGGTGGCTTTGACTAATGCTGCTCGTTTTGCTGAAGCTAACAACCTTACGTTTACAGCAGCAGAGCAAGCTAAGATTCATAACTCCGATTTAATGAAAACAATTGGACTGGCAGAACTTAACGCAGAGCAAGCGGCAACACTACAAAATGCAGCGTCTATAGCATCTATGGATATGACTAACTTGACTAATAGGCAGCAAGCAGCTGTAGTTAATGCTCAAGCTTTCTTACAAATGGATATAACTAATTTATCTAACCAACAACAAGTTGCAATATTTAAAGGTCAAGCTATACAGCAGTCATTGCTAACAGATGCCGCTGCAGTTAATGCTGCTGCTCAGTTTAATGCTTCATCTGAAAATCAAACTAATCAATTCATGGCAACATTAAGCTCAAACGTCTCACAATTTAATGCTAACCAATCAAATGCAATTGCACAATACAATGCTGGTGCAGAAAATGCAGCCTCTCAATTTGATGTAAGCATTCAAAATCAACGTGATATATTTGAGGCTGGTAATACTCTTGTCGTAGCTCAAGCAAATGCAACGTGGAAACAAAACTGTTCTACATTAGATACCGCTGCTACAAATCAAGCTAATAGTGCTTTTGCTTTAGAAGTAAATAACATGACTCAAAAAGTTATAGATACTATATGGCAACGTGAACGTGACCTAATGGACTTTGCATACAAAGGTTCTGAGTCTGCAAAAGAACGTGGACTTCAGTTATTACTTGGTGATAAAAAATATGAAGAGTATCAAAAAGCTAGAGATGATAAAGAAGATGATAATAGGTACAAGACAATCTGGGATGCGATATTAGAATAAACTATAATAAAACTAGGACAGATTTATTGACCTATATTAGTTACTGATATAAAAATATAGTTATAAAACAAATAGGAAAATCATGGCACGTCAAGCATCATATAAAAAAGTATTACTAACTGCAAGAGAAGAAGCACAACAAAGACTTGGGCCTGCTTATAAATTTAGAGGTGCTATTGTTGACAGAGATGATGATGTAGCTAAATTAGCTGGATCTGCATTAGTTCCAAGACGTGAACAAACTGAAGAAGAAATGGACGATGACTTTTTAGGTAGTACTTTTAATAGAATCTATGCTGATAATAGAACTCTTGCTGAGATGTTAAGTGATAGAGGTGCTAGTATAGAGGGAAGTAGTACTCGTGCTATGACAGGCCCAGATGGTAAGCCTCTTGATATATTAAACAAAGGTGATGATGTTGGTATTAAGATTGATCCTAAATCTAAAGAAGGAATTAATAATTTTTATTCTGCTCTCTTAATGTCGGAGTCTTCTAATAACAGCCAAGCACGACGTACTAATAAAGATGGTAAAGAGTTTGGTGGTGAAGGTCAGTTTGGATTAGAAAGACTTCAGGATTACATGAGAGAAACTGGAGCAGCGTTTGATATGGATGCATTTGTAGATGATCCTCAGCTACAGAAAAAAGTTGGAGCTTGGCACATCAATAGTATTGATAAAGAAATTGCAAAGATTAAAAATATTCCAGCAAGTCTTAGTAACCAAAATGGTCTTAGGGCAGTAGCACATCTTGGTGGCATTGAGGGTATGAAAGAGTTTATCAGAACTAATGGTAAATATAATAAGAGAGATGAACTTGGAACAAGATTAATGTCATATTATAAGAAATTTTCATCTGGAACGGAGGCGTAAGTAATGTTTAGTGCACCTATACCAGGTCAGTCCTTAACTTCTGAAGTTAAAAACTCAGCTTGGGAAAATCCACCAGAGATGTCTGCACCAGAAGATGCTGTAATGTGGCACATAACAAGACTGAACGATCCAGAAAAGTTTAAAGGTATTTTTGAATTACTTGAGTTAGGTATAGATGTTGTTACTTTAACGGAAGGTCTTCTTCGTACTGCTGTTGCAGATGGTCGTCATAGTATTGATGTTAGTTTAATTATTGCCCCTATTATACACGAGTTAATTGTAGGTAGGGCTACAGCTGCTAAGATTGATTTTAATGAAGGGCTTGATGAAGAAGATAAAGAATCTCAAAAAGATATAGACTATAAAATTGAAAGCATTAAAGCAGATAAGATTATTAAAGATATGGAAAAGACTGGAGAAATTAATTTGTCTCCCTTAAAAGATACAGAAGAAAAAATGTCCCCAGAAGAAACACCTCCAAAACAAATTGAAGAGAAACCAATGGGTCTTATGTCACGGAGGACTGCGTAATGGGTATTTGGACAGGCTATCAAATGGCTAAAGCAGATAAAAATGAAAGAGAAAAAGATCAAGCTACACGAGATCTTGCAGAACGAAGACTAGAGTTGATGGAAGAACAGTTTGCTGAGGGTAAAAGACAGACAACATTAGATTGGATTTCTAAGTATCAAGATGCTAGTGGAGAAAGAGAAACAGGTGCAAAAGCTAAAGCAGCAACTTTACAAAAACTTAGAGTTATGGGGTTAGATGCTAGAACTTCTAACTATCTTATTGATAGTGGTGAAGCTGGAAGTATTATAACAGTCTATGATGAACGAGTAGGTAAAACTTTATCTCAAGATTGGATTCCTAGTCTAATGAAAATGGTAAGTGCTAATTTAGATGACGAAACATCTGTTGCTGCAAAAGCTCTTGCTGTTAAATCTGCATTGCTTAGTGCAGAAGATCAAACAACTGAGGAAGGACAACGTTCTGCTTTTCAAGAAGCTATATTTAATGTTATCTCTGGTGAAGAGTCAGGTATAGAAAACTTTGATGAGGAATTAGCAAGATCTATTTTTAGTATGAATCAACCTCAAACAACTATTGGATTACCACCCATAGGAAATCTTACTACAGGTAGTAAAGCAATTAACTCTGATGAAACTAAAAAAATTAGACTGCAAATTATAGAAGGAGTAGCACCTATCCTTGGTGAAGTATTCATGAAAGATAGTGACGGTATACTTACAGGTTTATTAGATCAATCACAAATAGAAGGTCCAGTGTCTGGTGAAAAAATAGAAAATTTAATTAGTAACACTGTACAAAAAATTATAGATAAACTTGAAAGAGTAGGTGAGTATAATCCTTCAGATGTTATTGAGGGAGGAAAAATCTATGCAATTGAAATGGCTCAAGCACTCAAAAAGAACGAAGGTAAAAATATAAAAGTTGATAATACACCAACAGGTGGGTTTGCTCCAATGAATAATAATCCTCCACCTTTTGTTACTGGCGGTGGATTAACGGAAGACAATAATGCCTTTGATCCTTATGGGTCTATAGTAACTGAAAGAACTGTTCCATAATGACTAGTTATTTAGATAATGTTTCTGGCTCTACTATAGAAGACCTAAAAGAAAATAAAGATTTTCAAAAAGATTTAGTTCGTTTCCTATCTAGTGATAGAATAAATTTTAGTATTGATGAGCTACGTGAAGGTGGTGTTGACTTTATGGTTGACGAGTATGTAGAACATATGCGTGGTCAAGATGCTAATGAAGTTACTGCACTGAGAGATTTATCTTTTGCTAAAGATACAACTACTAGAGAATCAGATAGACTAGCCTTTGGTCGTCTCATGGAAACCTGGGATAAAGTAGATGGTGTAGGCACAGGTTTTATTAAAGGTACGTTTGATTATGGGGAAGCTATCCTTACCTCACCTGCAACTTTAGCTTCTGTCTTCACAGGTGGATACTCTAAGTTAGGTGCTGTTGCTGCAACTAAGGCAACTCAACTGGCTACAAGGGCTGCAGTTAAAAGTATTATGTCTAAACAATTTGCTAAGGAAGCAGCAAAAGGATTTGTTAGAACAGCAGCTGTTGAGGGTGCATTAACAGCAGGTCAAGTTGAAGTACAGGAAAGTGCTAGAGAAAATACAATTGAAGACTATCAAGGTATGTCTATAGGAGAAAAAGCTTTTACGGTTGGTATAGGTGCAGGGTTTGGTGGTACTCTAGGTGGATTTTCTAGAGGTTTAAGTATAAAACAAGCTGATCAAGTAGCTGAAAATTTAATGAAACAGTCTTCTAGTATTGCTGCTAACAAACAAAAGATTGCTAAGGTAGCAGTAAAAAAATTAAGTGAGGTTGGATCTACTGCTCAAGGCAGGAAAAAAGTTAATAACATACTGAATAAGATGAATGGTCTAGTAGATATTCTAGCTAAAAGAGATGTTAAAAAGAATCCTCTCGATCCTAAAAAAGTTGCTGAAGGTTTAGATATAAAAAAAGATATTCTTACTGAAGGTCCAAACATAGATGTTACTGCAGGACTTTCACGACATACCCTTCAAGGAATTGCTGCAGCTGCTCTTGAGGTTGCAGAAGTAATTAAACTAAAAGAGGGTGAAAGAATAAGCACTGCCTTAGCACAAGCTATGGACGATGGAATAATAAACACAAAAAGTATAGATAAAATAATTAATGACTATGGTCTTACTAGAGAAGAATTTGGATATGTATTTTTATCAGACCTATCTGAAGCAGGTAGAACTCTAGGTGCTGCTGGTCAAGTTGCTAAGTTAATTAAGAAGTCAGACTTAAGTGAGATACTAGATAAGATAGAAGTGCTATCTGATCAAGGTGTTGGTGTATACAATGATAGGTTAGCTAAAGAAGTATCTGCTACTATAGGTGTTGAGAGAACTGCTTTTGGAACAGCCGTAGAAGCATTGCGCCAGACAGACTCAGCACGTATTGCATTTATGACATCTCAAATAGGTACAACCGCAGCCAATGCTATGTTTTCTACAGCCCGTATGGGTATTGATGTAGTAGATGAAGTCTTTAGACAAACACTTCGTACTGGATATACCTTTGCGACTACAGGTAAAGTACCTATAAGTAATTTTCGTGCTGTTACTTCTGGTTTAAGAAGTATGTCTTGGAATAAACAAGATGCACTGATGGTAAAGGAAATGTATAAAAGAGATTTTCCAGAAGAATACCAGAAGATATTCTACGACATCAACAGGGCTGAAGTTTCTGTTGGTTCTGATACTGTTGTTGGAAAGGTTGGATCTTTTGTAAACCTCTTAAACTCTGCTGTTGACTCAAGATTTAAACAAGCGGCATTCTATTCCTCAATAGATAGGCAGTTAATAGAAAGAGGAGAAGGTGGGTTAAAAGATTTTTTAAGTAAAAATGATAGCCTGTTAGACTTACCTGATCAAGCTATAAAAGATAAAGCTGTATATGATAGCTTAGACTTTGTGTTTCAAAAAGGATACAAGAAAGAAGATGCGATGGGTCTTCCTCGTTTCTTTATCAATGCCCACAAAAAAGCTCCGTTTGTTGTGTCGGGATTTTTAGGTATGCCTTTTCCAAGGTATGTAGCAAATCATATAGAGTTTATTAATGACTATACTCCAATTGCTTTTGTTACTGGAGGAAAAAAGAACTTTGATAAAGTTTATGCAGGAACATTAAAAGATCCTACAGAAAGAATGGCACGTCAAATGACTGGCATATCTTTAATATCAGGTGCTGTGTATGCTCGTGCTTCTCAAGTTGAGTTTGATGATGATGGCAAAGCAATAGGAATGAAGACTGCTTTTTCTGATATGCAGTTTGGACAAGCAGGTGAGACTAAAAGATTAGGTCGTGTAGCAGGTGCATTAGCTGCACACCAATTACTTGGTGATCTTATTGTACGTTATCACTATGGTTTACCTATGCCAAAAACATCTGAAACAATAAGAAATACTTTGGATGTTGCTGGTGGTTTAGGTAACATGGGTTTTGATAAAGGATTAGAATCTGACATACGAAAAGCTTTTGATGAAGCTAGCTTTAAACCTATAGCTAGAAGATTAGCAGATGTCATGGCTACTTTTACATACCCTCTTACAGTATTTAAAGATTTACAGGGTCAAATAAATCCTGAAGCAAGTTATGTTCCTTACACAAGAGACTTAATGCTAGGTGATGGTAAACAAGAAGAATATAATCTTCTTACTGCTATGTTTACAGACACTGAATCTATAAATAGACTTGTTCGTTTTTTACCTGAGACAGATCTAGTACAGTACACTCAATCTCTTGATGGTAGAAAATCAACAGTCCTTTATGACCCTATTGGTGGTGGGCCAGTAAGATCTAGGAACCCTATTACAAAACAATTACTAGGTATTGAAAGTAAGAAAGCTCCAAACACATTACAAAAAAATATTAACAACCTTAATCTAAAAGAATTTTTACTCTATAGAAAAAGTCAGATTAGAAATCCAGCACTAGATATTTTAGTAAGGTTTGGTTTATCTAAAACTTTAAACAGTGACTTTGAAAAGTACATAGCTAAACCACTAAAAGAATATGATAATGCAATGATGTATAGTGAAGCTTCTCCAGATGAACAAGCTATGTTAGTAACACAATTTATAAAGGGTAAAGCTAGGGCTATGGAGGCCCGTATTGAAGTATACTTCGAAGAGCTTAGTAATAAAAGTCCAAGGGCTGCAGCTTCTTATATTAGAAATGCTTTTCAAATTGAGATGCAACAAGCAAAGCCAGGTGTTACTGAAAGATCTGTCAACCATGCTTCAGGCGGTAAGTTTAATTCTAGTGACGAATATATTAACGACTCAGAAGATATAGATGAAGAGTTAAAAAGAAAACAAAGAATTATGCAGCTGAATGCAGTGCAAGAACAAAAGATAAATATGTAGTAAGGGGGCTGTTAACCCCCTCTAATCTTCTTCGTCATCATCCATGATGTCTGCCCAGTTATAGGCCTCTCTCTTTATATCTTCAACACGAACAGAACCCTTACCGTTTGCAAGTAGTCCAGCTAAGGCTTGTCCTGCTAGATACCTGCGACTGGTCAAGGGTTTTGCTCGTGGTCGTTTCTTCTTTACGTAAGCTTTTGCCTCTACTTCAAGAGGCGGTAAGTTATTCTTGGATCTTTTGGTTGGTCTGCCCATAGTTTACCCTTACTTATTTTTTTCTTCTAAAGCCTTAATCATTTTATTTAAGTACCATGCTGCCTTCTTCATGTCCTCCATAGGGTTATCTTTGTAGCGGTAACGGTGTTGATACTTAATCATGTTACCGTGGCAGTAGGAAATGAAACCATCAAGACCTACCACCTGTTTAATATAATCAATGCACTCTATCCCGCCCATGTTATAATGGGCAGGCTTGTCTACTGGATCAAAGTCACTCATGTGTTTACCAACTCAGCTGATGTGTAGGGTATGTGAAAGAACAACTCACCTTTCTGTATGTACCTACCCTTAGCCTCAGCCAGGCTTTCTTTAGTTAGTAGAGTATCTTTGATACGCCAGACTTGCTTTAAGTCTTCACGGAATACGTAGAAGTTTAACACACCATTAGTACCATCATACTTATCTAGTAGTCGTTGCTTGCGTTCAGGTATGCGAATCTCTGCCCAATGTGCAGGCCAGTCCTCTGTCCAAGCTACCTTAACCTCAGCCTCATTGAAGTATGTGTAGCCATCCTTCTGAGATACTACATCTACAAAGTAGTTCTCTTCAGTGTTGACAATAGTGTGACCTTTACTTTCTAATAGACTAACCAAAGTGTCCTTAGCCTTCTTATCATAAGCTTGATACAAGGCACGATTAAAACTTTTACGTACTGGCTTCATAGTTTAGTTCCTTTATACTAGGTCTACGATTTCACAGGAATCACCAGAACATGCTAGTGTCTGACTGCCTGCTGTATTATCTTCTTTCTCATAGTTTGATAGTGATGTCCAGTCAATATTCTTAGGCATGAAAGATAATAAGGATATGTAATCTTCCTTAGAACAATCTTGATAAGGTGCTTGCTGGTAGGTATGCTCGTGGAATGGTAGGAAAGATACACCTGACATCTCATCGAAGTGTTTGTAAACAAATGCACCTACCTCAAACCACTCATCTTTCTTGACGTTGATTGTCACCGATGGCTTATGCTCACACCACGATCTCTGATAAGCTAACCACATATTAAGTTGGTCTATCGCACTCATGTCAGCAGTAACCACTGCGTTGTCAGGAGACTTCTGAGGGAAACTAAACACAGTAGTCTGGTCTGGCTTCATTACATCTGGCTCACTAGGTACACCTTGGTCTTTCATAAACTTTGTTAGTGGGTCTTTATTATCACCACGAACAGTACGAATATAATAGGCTGAGTGACGAGCGTGTATTCCACTAGCGGAGTCAACCAACTGCGATACCGTTCCGCTAGGTTTGACACAACTGATAGCAGTAGCAACAGGAATATCAAGCAGTTTAGCCCACTTAGCATTAGTAGCAATGGATATAGATTTAAGGTACTCAAGAGTTTTATCTAACCCCTCATTTTCTGTGGTCATTAAAGGGTTGTCCATGATACCAGTCAAAGACACACCCAACAAACGTTCTTCTTCTGTATTCTTCTGCCATATCTTACGCAAGTAAGGAAACTTTGTGTAGGTAGATTGGATAGTACCAAGGATGGTAGCTATACGAACCTTCTCTGAAAGACTTTGGATGTCGTCAGTAGAACGTACTACAATCTCCGTAAGATTACAGAATTGATTTGGTCGTAAGATGATCTCACTGCAAGGGTTCGTACCGAACTCATAGTCAGCATCTCGTCTACCATTCTTAGCTGCTTGCTTCTTAGAAGCCTCACGATTGAAGACACCACGTTCACCACTGCCACTCTCTACTAGTGCTTGCCACTCACGTAAGAATGATACAGCATCTGGCTTCTCAGTATACGACACAGAGTTATTAGATAAGGCACGTTGTGGATTGTTCTCCCACCAATTGCCTGACTTAGCATGACGCATACGATCATCAGATAGATTTGATAGGCTGATCATAGCTGACCTACGTACACCACCTACTACAACTACCTCACCAATCTTACACATGATGTCGTGACACTCAAGGGATGATAGCTTACGGCCTTGTGATTCTTTAAACGTGTGACTGACAAAGTTAAACAGATCAATCAATGGCGCTGGGCCTGATGCCCTACCACCGAATGTTTTTAACCTTGCACCTGCAGGTCTAACTCTGCTAGTATCCCACTTAGGAATCTCACCACTGTATAGGAGTGCAATCACTTGACGAAGACCCTTAGCCCAACCTTCCTTACTGTCCCTGATGACTACTGTAGTATCGCTCTCAAAGAGCTTTGGCACATCTGGAAGTTGACTGATGAATTGCCGTTCTACACTGAAGCCAACACCAGTACCACAGAGGAGGATAAACATAGCCTCATCGAATGATTTGATATCATCTACTGGTAGGTATGAGCAATTATAACCCGCTGTATTGTCACGAAAAAATGCTGGGCCAGCTGTCATCATTGCCCTCATAGAAGGCATTGCACCAAGACTTAGGATGGAATCCTCTATCTCTTTTATTAGCTTAGTCATCTTAGGCACAGTAAAGTTAGCCTTCTCAAGAGCTGGCCTTACTATGTTATCAGTGTAACGTGTTACTGTCTCAGTCCATGTCTCACGCCTGCCCTCTTCATCAAGCCATCGTGCGTAACGTGACTTGTGTATAAAAGATTGATAGTCTGTAGGTAGTAGGTTACTCATCTATTATCTCCGCTTCCTTTTAATGTTCCTCTGGCTTCACGCCCGTCTAACTTAATTACGTTCCCCTCAATTACTTCTTGTAGATCAGACCCGTAGTAGTTGGCTAAGGCTGTGACATAAAACACTACATCCCCTAGCTCTTTAATAATATCTTCCTTGGTGAACCTGGACTTGTCTCTGATAAGCTTCTTAACTTTCTCAGCTACCTCTCCAGCTTCACCAACAAGACCTAGTGTATTTTCTACGAGACGTTCCTCACGTTTAGTAAAAATCTTATCTTCAACCCAAGTAGCATACGCCAACAAAAGATCTTTGTCTGAGTCTAATGAATCAAAGTATCCCATAGTTTTTAGATCCACTATGTTCATCACAGATCTAACTCTTCCTGACTATCATCATCACCAACCAAAGACTTTCTCAACTCATTTGTTTTCATTTGTTGAATAGCCTTTACGCATTGTAAGATATGATCCAACAAAGCAACAGAGTTTGTACCAACATTTAAAATGTTAAGATCATTGGTCTGTGTCTCATTAAAATCTTCGCTGTCATATTCTTTATCGTCAAGAAATACTTTAGTCATTTTTTGTTACCTCACATTCAGTTACTTTTATATCATCTATATCATACAGATGATCTCGGATTACCTCACCTAGTACAGCAAGATTATAGTTAGGGTCAACCTCTAAGAAGTTTGCTTTAGGGTCAACGTCTATGGTTAGATTTAATTCAAATCTCACAGTGAAAGTCCTTAGTTATATTGAAACGATAAGTATAGTCAAGTATGATTTATATCTGTATTAATTATTATAGGATCAATGCTTGTTTCGAAGTGACTCTTCCAATCATATGCATCGTCGTACTCTTCAAAATAAAATTCACTGTTAAAGACTTCACCGTCTTCCTCTATTCGACAGAGGATACTGTAGTTAGAACCATCAGGCCACTCATCACTATGGGGACAATCATCCCTTGATATTGGACCTTCTAATACATCCCAAATTTTTAAACTCATTTCTTCCAGTTCCTTAGTAGCTCCATGTAATGATCCATGCTTACCATAATAATCCAAGGTTGTCTATCAGATCTGTAAAAAACTACTGGCTCACCTTTGCCGTGGTTGCCAGCTTGTTCTATGTAATCGTAGGCAGTTTTCATACCAGCCTTACGCCTCTTAACTTCAATGCTAATAGGCAATGTCTTTCTGGCTAAGGGAGATAGCTGGATGTCTTCACCTGTATCTCCCATAGTTGTAGACTTGATGTCATCAGCCTCGAACTCAGGGAATGTCTCAAGTAACTTATCCCTGACCTCTTGCTGACCACCTCTGCCCTTGGCCTTGGCTGCTCTAGTCATGACTGATCATAGCCATGAAGGTTTTTCCATGACAGTGTAGTCACCCCAACCTGTACTGTAGTCTACTTCTTTATCTGCCTTTGCAATAACAGCTAGAGTTTTGTGAAGCTCAACAGTAGCCCACTTCATTACCTCTGCACCCATCACATGTAGATGTGATATGAATGGGGCTGACTTCTCACAAGCAATGAATGCAAAATCAGTTACATCATAGCCAGCAAGCTTACATGTATAAACGTAATGGGCACCTTGAAGAAAGTAACCATACTTTACACACTCGCTTAGAAAACCTTTTGGACTAGCATCTTGTGTAGTCTTTACATCGTACACAGTTTTATTAGACTCAATCATTAGGTCTGGTCTTGTCTTAAGCATCAGCCCTGACACTGGATCTTTTACGAAAATACTAATCTCGTTTACTCTCTCAGGATGATTCAAAGCATCAGCACATATAGGATTACCTAATGCACCTCTAGTAATACAGTTAGCTACGTTGAACTCTACCTCAGTTAAGAGTACTTGATCTTCAGTTAAGTTTTCTTTCAGGTCTTTGAAGGCAGCACTAGCCTTAGTCTTTGGACCTTTGATTACTAATTTTCTATCAGCCTCCAACAAGTTTGCATGGACAGCATTACCCATTGCAAATGCTGCAGACTGAGCAATCTTCTGTCCCTTCCAGTGGGCTAGAGATTTCTTATAGACTGCTTTCACAGCACTTGAAGATATACCATCTATTGAATGGTATCTTTCATTGGACATATCTTTTATTTTTTGCATAACAACTCCTAAATAAAATGTGGGGCAGGTAGAAAAGGAAAGTAAATACCCACCCCACTAGTAGGCTAGAACAATACCTCGTCCTTCGCCACAGTCTTAGACTCAGTTACAGGTGGAGGAGACTCACCTGTGTCAGGAACATACTCAACAAGTTCCATAACCTTAACCTTATCCAAACGTGTTCCAACAATATCTTTTCTACTTGTATCGTAGACGCAGAGAGTTACCTCTACAATAGATCCGTTACCAATGGTGCCATCAGTATTGTAATCCCAAGGACTATCATCAGCCTTAAGAACTACAGGCGCACCACTGTCCCAATCTTTTCCTGTAGCAAACTTACGCAGGAATTTAACCGTGTGTCCACGGCCTTCTAGGTCAGGCTTACCCTTCTTAATAGAACGAGAAGCCTTTAGCTTCGTAAGGTTATCTTCATCTAAGATAACATCAATGACACAGCCACCGCCATGTTCAGCATAGGCACCCTCATAGCCAAGTAAGTCTCGATTCTCCTCAAAGACTTTAGCCCATTCCGCAATGCCTGTTAATTTTACTATCCGTGTAGCCATCTGGCCCTCCATATGTTAATGAATATTACTGTATGTTTTACCATACTGTATGTCAATACCTAAATCAACATTTAATTTAAGGTCTTGATTTACTTTTTCAATCGCCCATTGGAGGATAGACGAATGTTCTTGCTCACTACCCTCCCTTACTTGGTTGATTGATTCGTCGTGGAATTGTCCTAAGATATTAGGACGTTTAGTTCTGTAGTATGCAACCCACTTGTCAAAGCAGTAAGCCCCAGTCGATTGATTGAGGGTAGAGAATACATCCTTCTCATAACGAAGGCTGTGCCAGAACTTACTGACTGGGTTTTGTACCCACATCTCACCATTAATCTTCCGTATCTTCTGGGCCTCAGAGAAAGCTTTGACAGACCAGTTACGTTTCCAATACGCTTCAAGCAATGAAGACGCCTGAGGTATTGGCATTCCTGTAGTACGTGATAGCTTAGCTGCACCTACACCATAGGTAGCAGAGTAGTTCACTACCTTGTAGTTCTTACGCAAAGACTTCAGAGATATTTCCCCTGAGTTATGTTTGTCTATCTGTAATTGGGTAACTGCACCAGCATGTTTAGCGAGGTCAAGGTGAGGATCGAATCCCTCCCTAGCCATCTCTTCTACATAGTCTGGATCATAAGGCTTCATGTAGTGACGCTTGGTAGTATCCTCTAGGGATGTCATGTCAGCACCACATAGTACAAAGCCTTCATCTGCAATCAGACAACCACGTACTTCCTTACCCCAAGGCTTATCAACCCCAGGTAGATTGACCAAGGGTTTCTTGTGCTTGAACCGTAGTGTATTAGTTAGGCCAGCAATACCTGCCTTAACGTAACCATTACGTTCACACTCAATAAATCCTTGGAAGATAGATAGCCTATGTTGTATAACAGTAAGACCATCAAGTACACCCACTGCTGGATGCTCATCGACAAGAAGCTTAACTGAACTAGTAAGCTCTCCATCGTTACGCACTTGAGGTATCGTTCTTTCTTTACCCTCCTCATCTCTCTCATACTTGTGAGTACATGGCTCCCAACCTAATGAGAATAACCAATCCTTAACCTGTGGTGAGGACTTAGGGTTAGGATCTTTCCAACCCTTCACGACAGTAATCTCTTTGTCGTAATGATTAGGCAAGTTCTTTTCTGCAAGCAGAGAGAACCATTTCTCACCATGTGCTGAAGCTGAGCCATCCTGTTTGAAACAAGACTTAGGCTTACGCTTGACAGTAGTGACCTGTTGTCTAGGCATCACAGACTTAAGCTCTTCTATCTTATCTTCTTGTTGTTGTACTAGTGTGTTGATACTAGCCTCAGCTAACTGCCTATCAAGACGCCAGCCAACCTGCTCCGCTGTTGCAGCACAAGACATTTTAAATTGTAAGTACCGAAAGAACTTATCCAGTAGCCTATCATCTTGATAGATGAACTTGAATCGTTGTAACAAGTTTTGCCACAAGGCCCAGTTAATCTTAACGTCCTCTTCACAACGATGTATATACACTTGTATATCCTGATCAGACCAATCATCTACTACAGGTTTAGGTATGCCGAAGTCTTCGCCAAAGCTATCAAGCCCATGCTTAGCTCTGTTGTAGTTAAGAACCCAAGACATAGACAGGGTATCAAATAGTCTGGCCTTGATCTCTATGCCTAGTATCTTCTCAAGTAGTGGTACATCATAGCTAACAATGTTGTGACCAATCAAACCACGTTGAGATAAGATAAGCTCACGCATATCATCATAGTCTACTAGAGTAGTAAACTCCGAGCCATCGGCAGTATAGGATAGGCAATGTATTTTAGTAGCATCATCTAAGAGATTGTCTGCTTCTACATCGAATACTATCATGCTGCCATCTCACTCCTTACATAAGGTGCATCTTCAGAAAGGATCGTAGTGTCTGGATCGTAGTACACTGAACCTGCATTGCCTAGCTTAGCGAATGGCCTGTTCTTATCAACGATAAAGGTTGTAGTGTTCTTTAAGATCTCATCCTCAGTTTCTATGTCACGCTCTAGCTTAATACATATTATTGCTTCCTCTTCAAGGGAGGCAGCATACTTTGTACGTCCATCGTCATTGACCTGAGATATAAATACAACACCTATGCTCAACTCCTTAGCAAGCTGTGCCATACGTGAGCCTAGTGTGGTCAACGTACTGGTAGCACCATCCACACCTGAGTTAGATAGGTAAGCCAAGCGTTGAACATGGTCAATGAAGATGAAGCTGGCACCATACACTGTAGCTGCAAGCCTTACATAGTCTAGCAACTTGAGTGGATCATCGTGTGACATCATCTCAAAGATGATAGTACGTTCAGCTTTGGTAGCTTCCTTAGCAGCCTTGAGTACGTCAGCCTCAGAGACGTTGTTCTCTCTGGCATCATCCTTAGTCCTGACGTTGATACCTAGATGGTATGTCGCCATTGAACGATAGGTAGTCGACTTCATTTCCTCCATGTGTAGCATAGCAACACGGCTATCTTCATCACGTAGTAGACCTGTCTCAAAGTATCGTATCACCTCTGTCTTACCCGTACCACGGGGTGCCTTGATGAATGTAAGGCCACCCTTAACCATACCCCTGATCTTATCGTCAAGTCCAGCATGTCCTGTTGGTACATACTCATAGGGGTTCTCATTAAGGATTGCATCCTCAACATCCTGATCAGAGCAGAAGAAGTTCTCTGGTGAGTATCTCTGTGGCTTACGTGCCGCCCACATCAGATCATTAGCATCACCTGCCTCAAGGAACTCGTTGGCATCCTTGTACTTAGACATCGGTACATACCAGAACTTATCAGGGAAGGCTGAGTATAATTTGTCAGCTGCCCTACGTCCTGCCTCGTCTAGCTCACCAGCATATACTATCTCTTTGAATGATGACAGATAGAGGTGATTGTGTTTGATAAACTTCTCACCGATAGATGCGCTGGGCAGTGACTTAACTGGATAAGTCTTACCTAGTATCTGATACAGTGAGGCAGCATCGAACTCACCCTCAGTCAGGTAGATACGATTGCTTGTACCAGCATTGAACTCTGGGCCAAACAAATGGTTCATGCCCATGCCTCTGTCCTTAGTCCAAGACTTAGACTTGTCGGACACTAGCCTGTACTTGACTGTGTGTGGGTACTTGTAGGCATAGCGCACTGGCTCACCCTTAGCACCTGTCTGTAACTGTATGCCATACATCTCACATACATCAGCATCAATAGACCTGATGTTCTCGTAAGTGCCACCCGTGATGGGTATCTCCATAGGCTTCTTCCTTTCCTTTAGCGGGTACTCACTCTGTACCCATTCATATATCTCAGGCATACCCTTGGATGGGTAAGCCCTACTGCATGAATGACACTGACCAAAGCCATCATCATTCCAATTGAAAGCATCACTTGATCCGCAATCAGTAAACGGGCAAGCTAAGTGTGGATTATCTCCTGTTGCCATCTCCTCTATCCCCTTTCTTTTTCTGTGTCAAGTAGAACGAACCTTCAGGTGATCTATAACCTGCGATTAAATCCTGCCATTGCTGATGGCTCATGTATAGTAGTTGATACTCATCCATCAACTCATCGTACTGTCTGATATACACTGTGCCATTCTCTGCATAAACCATTTCAATATCTTCATGCATTTCTGTATGATCTATAGTTACTACTACTGATGCATCAGATTCAAATTCTACCGTATACACGATTGATTATCTCCCTTTCCTTAGATCTGTTACGTTCATCATCTGTCATAGGACTGATGTAACCCACGACTATACCAGTATTCCATTTAGATGCTTGTACTTGAGCTTCCTCCTTTGTTTTAAACAATAGAGGTTTATCTTTATCTGTAAAGGTTTTCTTACCTGTGTCATAAACAAGCTCATCCTTCTCAATTTCAAACATGACTGCCCACATTGTATTCCTCCTACCTATAAAACTTGTGTGATCCATAAGTTGCAGTGGTATTAAGTGACGCACTCCAGTATGGTTTAACGTATCGTGCATGGTAATGAGTAGCTCCCTTAGTTAGATCAGCTACAGTACCACGTAGTACATTGTCAGCTACAACTAATGCTCTGGCCCAAGGCAACTCTTCATGTGCTTTGTCTGACTTGCCATCACAGTACCAGCTAAACTGGCATCGGTGTTTACCTTTGCTTAAACCTTGATGAACTACAGAACATATATCATCAGGCCACCTAGAACTTTCCACCCTGTTTATTACTACATGAGCTACTGCGTATTGTCCTACCATTGGTTCACTCCTAGCCTCATGGTAGACGTTCATTGCTAGGCACATCAATGCTGCACTGATCATTAGTAAGCCTCCATTAATTCTTGCCATGACGCAGGGAATAGTTCTTCCATCTTAAAGCTGATGCCCCATGCAACTTCTTGTGTCTCTGCTTGTGTGTCATTGGCACACCGTAACTTACACATATCAGCGAAGGCGTCAAGGCTACCTGACCAGTACCATTCTGTCATAGTAGACTGAGGTAGTATCATACGTGCTTGTTCAGGTGCTATCCCTGCAAATATCATGTCTCTGTATAACTCTATGCATCTGCCATTGTGAGCACCACTTCTTATAGGTACTGTTAAGCTACCAACATGAGTAATCTTTTTATCACTACTGCCTTGCTTCTTATCGTCTGCCTTGCCACGCCACTCGTCAGGCTCATAGAACTCAGGCTCACTGTCTACATACCTACGACTGATCTCATTCCAACGTAGGAACTTATGCTTGACTAGTTGCCTAGCTAC